GTCCCCACCGGTGCCCTTGATGTCCGGCTCTTCCTCGCTCTCGTCTGATACGTCCACATCGTAGCGCCTGCGGATGTATTCCTTCGTCTGCGGGATTTTGAGGATGATGTAGTCCATGTCCTCGATGCCGGTGTACACGCCGTCCTGCGGGATGATCTGCTTCGGGTGAAGCGTGGATACCGCCAGCTCCCCGATGGTGAAGTGCGTCCGCTGCGTGTTGTCCCACTCCACCAGAAACGCCGCGCCGCCCTGAATGGGCACCGTCCGCTCCATGATGTCGTTGAGCTGTTCAAACGGCATTCTGTCAAGCTCGTTGCGCAGCATGTCCTCGATGAGCTTTGCTTTCATCTCGTCCTGCTTGCGTCTGGCCGTCACCTTCGGCTGCGGAATGTTGCTGTCTGTCTGCGCCTCGATGATCTCCGCGCAGATATTGCGCACATGCACGGCCTTCGTCTTCCGCTCGCCCTGCACGATAGGCCGCATCTCGTTCGTCCCGGCATACAGCGCCTCCCGCTCGTCCATGCGGCTGGTCTCGCCGTCGTATGCCGCTTCGTTGGTCTTCAGCCTGTCCTGCCAAAGCCGCAGCTTGTTCTTGTCCTGTTTCTTCATAGCGTCCTCCTGTTATCGCTGCGGATTGCCCCAGCGTTTACGCAGCATCTCCCGCTCCGTCGGTGATGCGTTCTCATAGTCCTCCCACATGGATGCCGTCCATAGCCGCGCCACCGTTTCCTTCTGTGCGATGTAGCTCTGCTGCGGCCTGATGTAGTGTGCGATGGCAAGGCTCAGCACGCAGTCATCGTGTGCTCCCAGCTCCGCCTCCGGCTTCAGCGTCTCCGGATTGCGCACGAATGTCAGCATCTCCTGCAGCGTTGTCTCGTCGTTCACGTTGGTGATGTCATCGCGCACCGCCTTGATAAGCTCCGCAAGGATGACCGGCCTCGTCTTCGTGTTGGTGAGAAAGCCAAAGCTCTGCTTGATCTTGTGCGTGTAATCGTCGATGCTCTCCCGGATGTACTGCTTCGGATACCGCAGCCGCTCCAGCTCCATCACCGGGTAAGTGGAGAAGTTGGTCTCAATGCCGATGAGCGCCGTGTTGTAGTGCAGCCCCAAGCAGTAGACCTGCCGTGCGAACACATCCTCGTCGAACTTGCCTCGCAGCACCGCCACCTGCTCTCCGGTTCTGTTGTCCAGCACCTGCGCCACAAAGCTGTCGCTGCCTTCTCCTGCAGTGTCTCCGCCGATGACGTAAGGCACGCCCTTCTCCGGCTTCTTGTAGACCTTGATGCAGCCGTCCCTCGCGTCCTCCCATCGGATGTCCGTCAGCGTCAGCCCGTCATCCGCGTATGTGAAGAGGCCGGTGCACACCGGTTCCTTCAGCTCCTGCAGCCGTCTTCCGATGGCCTTGCCGTTGAATACCGTCTTGCCCGTCACGCCCCACATGCCGAGGCAGTAGACCTGATAGTAATATTCGTCCGTCTCCTGAAAGCTCTCCAGCGTCCGTATGGCTGCCGCATCCAGAAAACGGTTGTCCTTGTAGGTGCTCTCGTGCACCCGCGCTCGTTTGTCCCGCCGGTCAAAAAATCGTTTCTTCAGCCAGTGCTGAATGCTGATCGGGTTGAAGCTCAGGATGATCTGCTGGTACTCCCGCGTCTTTCCGCGCAGTCGGATGTCCAGCTGGTTGAAGTCTCCCTCCAGCAGCTCGCTGGCCTCTTCAATCCAGATGCCCGTGATGTTGTAGATGGATTTCAGCTTCTCAACGTCATCCAGTCCCGCAAAGATGATCTCGCTGCCGTTTTGGAAAGAGATGGTCAGGTCTGATTTGTTGGCCTTGTACCCGCTGTCCGGATAGAACTCCGCCAGCTGTCCCAAAAGCTGCTTGAAGCAGCTCTCTCGCAGCGTCCTCGCTACCTTACGGCACACGAGGAAGCGGTGTCCCGGCTCGTTGACCGCCCGCTCCAGCACCTTCCGTCCCGCGAAGATGGACTTGCCCGAACCGCCGCCGCCTTTCAGCACCAGATACCGGTGTGTGTCAGCGAACAGCGGCAGGAAGGTTTCGTTGTTGGTCTCCCGCAGTCCCTCGTACCACGTTACGATTTCATAGAGCTTGTCGATCTCCTCGCGGCTCATGGCCTTCAGCTCAGAGGCCGTCCACTTCGTCTTCATCGCACTCGCTCTCCCCGTCATCAGCCCTCAGCAGCGCCAACTTCTCATGGTAGGTGGCGGCGTGCTTCATGCTCTCGCGGGTGTCCTTGCCCAGTTCGACCTCCTGCTTCTGCTTCCAGCCGTAGTTGTTCTGCAGGTTGAAGATGATGCCCTGCACGCCCTTCTCCCGTGTCAGCAGCTCCTGCTCCAGATACGCCTCGATTCGGGTTCGCGCCCCTTGGCATATCCCTGCCAGCTCCGGATGCAGCGCAGCGTCCGCGTAGTTCTGCCATGTGCTCCGGTCAATGCCCAAATACAGGCACATGCCCGTCACGCTCGGCGGCACCACGAACTGCACCACCTTGATCTCCTCGCCGTCATCGTTGCGGATGATGCCGCCGGTGTCGTCTCTTGCCGGAATTGTCCGTGATATGCTCCGGAAATAACGCTCGATTGCTTCCCGCAGTCCCTTTTTCGTGTATTTTTTCGGCCTTCCTGCAGCCATCTGCGCCACCTCCTTGCTCCGGCGCTATAAGGTTCCCGCGCGTGCGTGCGCGCATCGTGCGCGCTTGTCGTGGGGAAAAATTCATTTTGCCGCACAGCCTTCGCCCGCCCCTCGAATTATCTTGCCGTGCTCTTACCCGCTGGCGGTGTGCGCCAGCTCACGCTATCATGGTACGACAAAAAGTGTGTCGCTGAGTTGCAACTTTGCCGAAAATAAAAAACGCACGCAGGTGTGTTCCTGCGTGCGTTTTGCGTGTGTTTTTACAGCTGCGTTGGGAAGTTCTCGTAATACTTCCGCACCTTCCGGTACAGCGTGGTCTTGTCCATGTGGTGCCGCATGGCCAGCGCCGTGGCGCTGGCATCCGTGGTCACAAACTCGAATAGCGCCTGATAATACTCCCCGCCGTGCTCCAAACACAGGTTGAGTATCTTCTGCTGCGCCGCCTCGTCCAGCTCCCGGTAGCGGCGGGAGGTGAAGTAGATATACCCCTGCCGGTTGTAGTCCGCCTTCACGCCGCGCTTATATCGAAACATCTGCTTCACCTCCCGTGTTATCATACGCCCGCGAAGCTCTCCCGGATGGTGCCCCCCCGCGTCTCAAAAGCCACCACATGGAACCGCCCCAGCGGATGGATGTATATCACCGTTCCGTCGTAGGCGCGTCTGCGTGCCTTTCTTTTCCGGTTCCGGTCTCTGATCTCTTCCGTCTCTCCGAAAGTCTCCGGCACCCGCTGCACTCTGTCTCCGATCTTCACAGTGCTTTCCCTCCGTGGCGGTACGGGCGCGTGCGGTTGTACGCGTGCTTCTGCGCCAGCACCGCCTCCACATCCACGCCTTCCTTGCCGCACCAGTCGAGGATGCGGATGAGGCAGTCCACCATCTCCGTGGCAATGCCCTCCGGCTTGCAGCTGTGCTCCGGCTTGCCATCCACTTCGCACTGTGTTTCCTTGTCGCAGTGGCCGCAGCAGCCGTAGATCATGGGTTTCCCGTTGCGGTATTCCTCCAGCGCCTCGGACAGTTCGCTGTGGCACAGCGCCACAATGTCTCCGAAGCTGCGCGGCTCGTCCCACCAGCCATGCTCTACCGCGTTCTGATGGATGTCCTGTGCCCACTCGTTCAGTGTCTTTGCCATATTCAGTTCCTCCCGGTTATGTATTGTCCCGCATCAGGATACTCCTGATGGAGTACGCTTTTTCATGCGCGCAGGCTGCGCCGCCGAAGAACCGCTCCACTCGCGCCTGCGCATCTCGAAGTGGATATATGTCCCTCGGTTGATATTGTTCTTGTAGCAGGTGGCCTCCACCAGCTGAAAGTCCGGGTAGCGATCTTCAAACCACTGCCACTGCGTTCCGCACTCGATGGCCTCCTCGATGTCTGCTATGTCGTCCATGTTCAGCTGGCCGTCAAACTGTGCGCACTGCGGAATGGTCAGGTTCCGGCTCTGGTTCCAGCGCTTGAAGAAGTGCTTGTCCTTGGCGATGTAGTGCGCAAGGCCGGTCACGCCGGATTCGTTGAACTGCAGCCGCTTGCTGTTGGCATAGCCCAGCCCCCACACCTTCTCGATGGTGTCGCGGTCTAATCCTCCGCTGAGAATGACATGGTGATGCACTCTTCCGTTGGTCTTGCCGTATTCCGTGCAGCTGATGTACTTCAGTTCCAGCCCCAGCTTTGCATATCGGCGCTTCAGTCTGCGGATATAATTGCTCAGGATGTGCTGTGCTTCCTCCTCCGTCTGCGGCTCTTCGCCGGGACGGTAGGTCAGATGCAGGGCAATGTCATCCTCTGTGAAATTGCTGTGCACCAGACGGGTCAGTTTTTTCTCTGCGTTTTTCTGGTTCAGCTTCTGCTGTATCTCACTCGTGGGCTTGCACCGCGATCTCCGCTTCCCCGGCGCTTGGAATACCGGGTATATGTCTCCGTCCATGTAATCGCCGCAGACATATACACTCTCCCGGTTGAAGGTTCTCCCTGTGTACATCTCCGCAGCTCCTCTCTGGTTGCTAAGTTAAGATTGGTTACAAGCCTCAATTCGCGCGTGCGCGCGCGAATTATATATAAGTATTCAGCCTGCCATCGTCAGTGCCGGGAGGCTGTCCCCGGCAGACAGGACGCGCTGTGCGTCCTGTTTCGGCTATGTGGATAAATAGTGCCCGTAGCACCACGCTGGCGGTGCATTCCCTTCCACGCACGCTTCCTTGCCCTTCGGAAAAAGCTGCGCCACCCGCCCGTAGGCGCTCTGCGGTTTCATCATGGGAATGCCGTCCGCCCGCGCCGGTGCGCGTTCCTCCGGCCTTGCCTTGTATCCGCAGCGCAGCGCGTCTGTGTCGCGGCTCCATTCCTCCCGGAAGGCATGTGCGCAGCTGCTGCAGCTCGGTTTCATGTTTCACTCCTTCCCGCGCGCACGCGGCGCGCGGATTGTTTCGATCTCAGATTAAAGGCAGAAGCCGAAGGCCACGCCATCCGCATAGCTCGCGTAGTAGTAGTAGGCGTCGCCGCCGCTGTCGACACTGCAGAAATACGCGGAGTTGCTGCCATACGGAGAGCGGAGCCAGTACCACCATGTACCGTTCCCCGGTCTCTCTTTCACGCGGCTGCGTTCCGTTCTGAACAGCTCCAGCTGCGTCTCGTCGGTGTCCGCCGGTGCCCAGTCCTCCGCTCCTTCCTTGCCGAACATCTCTGTGAACGACGGCAGCCACAGCTTGTCCTCGCTCTCCAGTCGTTCGCCGTCCACGGTCTGCACGATGCGGCGCGGCACGATCATCTCCCGCAGCTCGTCCGGCAGCATGTGGATGATGGTTCCGTTGAGCCACAGCCGCATCTCGCTGTCTCGCCAGCCGCCCTTGTTGGTCATGCGCTTGTTCATCCCGTGTTCATCCTTCATGCAGTCCTTCAGCAGGAAAATCAGACCGTGCTCCGTGGTGCCCACGGCCTGCACCGTCAGCTCTTCGCCGGTCTTCAGCGTGATGTCCAGCTCGTCGCCCACCTGCAGCAGCTCCTGCAGCTTCCCGTCGGCCTGCGCCTTCTTGATGGTGTTCCACTCGATCTCGCTTGTGATGGTCTTTCTGATATTCATGGGGCATCCTCCTAAATCATTTGTATCGTTCATCCCACGGCACAAAGTATTTGCCGCACGCCTTCTTCAGGCGCTCGTCCACCTTGCCCTGCGTGAACCATATCTGCTTGTCGGTCTTTGCATCCGCAAGGCACATTTCCGCATAGGTCATAAAGGTCTGGTCGTAGCAGTCGCTCAGCTTCTTCAGCCGCTCTTCGCCCCAGCCGAAGTCTTCGTGCATGGTGATGAGCATCATGTCCTTGCACTGCTGCAGCGTAAAGCGCCGGGTCTTCTCATCCCGAACAGCCTGCTGCGCCGCCAGCTTCTGTAGGTATCCGCTCTGCTTTGCCATCGCTTATCCCTCCAGTGTTTCCTTCAGCGCCAGCAGCTTTTCAATGGTGTCCTCATAGGCCGCCTCCAGCAGCACCGCGCAGTCTGTCATGCCCTCGTTGCCGTATGGGCAGCCCCAGTGTTCCTCGCTGCTGCATACCCGCTTGCCGCAGGCATCCACCAGCTCCACAGTCTGCCGCGCGTCCTTCAGCTCCTTCAGCAGCCCCTGTGCCTTTCGCAGCGTCTCAGGCTCCAGATCGCTGCGCTCGTATTCACGCAGCTTCTCGTAGCAGCGCCGCTGATCGCATCGTCCATCCTCGCAGAAGCTCCCGCCGGGGATGAAGTCGCACTTGGCAATGTCGCAGAAGGAAAGGTCGGTGTCCACTGTCAGCCGTTTCATTTGCCGCACACCGCCGGTCTGCTCTGCAGCTCTCCGCCGCAGGCCGCATAGCCCGCAAGGTCTACCCAGTTGTCGCTCTTGCCGTGTCCTGTGGCAATGCGTGCGATCTTCAGCAGCGCCAGCAGCGCCGCCACATCCTCCGGCACGATGCAAACCTCCGCCGCCGGGTCTCCGACGCATTTTTCTTTGATGTAGGTCTCCCACAGCTC